CCTCCGCGTGAACTTTCGCGGAAAGACAACGATTTCCGATGGGCTATGAGAATTCCGGCCGCCGTCCGCAACCCGCGGCGCTCCGCGTCCTGCGGGGCAACCCGGGCAAGCGGCGGATCCCGGCCGAAGCGCAGCCGCCGGCCGTCACCAGTGCCTTTGACGTGCCGCCGCCGGAGCTCGATGGCGACGGGGCCGCCCAGGCCGAATGGCGGCGCGTGGCGCCCATGCTGCGCGCGTGCAAGCTGGTGACGGAAGCGGAGCGGACGGTGCTGCTGGCGCTATGTCAGGAGTGGTCACGCTATCTCGAGGCGCACGGCAAGGTGCGCACGCTCGGCATGCTGGTCAAAACGGGCGACGGGATCCCACGGATCAATCCCTATCTGAAGATTTGCGACCGCGCGCTGGTCCTGTGCCATCGGCTGTGGGTCGAGCTCGGATTGACGCCCGGTGGCCGGGCCAAGATCGCGGCGTTGCCTGGCGATACCGCCCGGGAGATCAATAAGTGGGATGGGCTACTCGCAGGCGTGACCGACGCGCGCCAGTTGTAACCGGTTCATGATCGTCATCGGCGTGCTGGCGCTCGGCGCGGTCGTCGCGATCTCGGCGCTGCTGTGGTACTGGAGCCGCCGCCGATGACGCCCCGCGCGATCCGGTTCATCAACAATCTGACGCACACGAAGGGCGCGTTCGCCGGCCAGCCGTTCGCGTTGCGGCCGTGGCAGGAACGGATCGTGCGGAAACTGTTCCGGACGCGGCGCGACGGCCGGCGGCAGATCCGGACCGCGCTGCTGATGCTGCCGCGCAAGAACGGGAAGACGGAGCTGGCCGCGGCGATCGCGCTCTACGGCCTGTTCGGCGACGGCGAGATGGGGGCCGAAGTCTACAGCGCCGCCGCGGACAAGGATCAAGCGGGCCTTTGCTTCGCGGTGGCCGCGCAGATGATCCGGAACGATCCGGTCCTGCTGGCGCAGTGCGACCTGGTCGACAGCCAGAAGCGGATCGTGCACCGGCCGTCCGGGTCGTTCTACCGGGCGATCAGCGCCGAGGCCTACAGTAAGCACGGCTTCAACGCGTCGATGGTCGTCTACGACGAGCTGCACGCCGCGCCGACGCGCGAGCTGTACGACGTGCTGTCGACGTCGATGGGCGCACGCGTCAATCCGCTCATGCTGGTCATCAGTACCGCGGGCTACGATCGGCACTCGATTCTGTGGGAGCTCTACAGTCACGCGCGCCGCGTGCAGGAGGATCCCGATCTGGATCCGTCGTTCCTGCCGGTGATCTACGAAGCGCCGGCGGAGGCGGACTGGCGCTCCGTCCGCACCTGGCGGCGGGCGAATCCGGCGCTGGGCGATTTCCGATCACTCGACGAGATGCGCATCGCGGCGAAACGGGCGATCGAAATTCCCGCGCAGGAAAACATCTTCCGCCGGCTGTACCTGAATCAGTGGACCGAACAGGCGGAACGCTGGATCAGCCTGGCCGCATGGGAGGCGTGCGCGGCGCCGCTCGAGCGGTCGGCGCTACAGGGCCGCCGCTGTTTTGTCGGGATGGACCTGTCGACCACGACGGATCTGACGGCCCTGGTCGCCGTGTTTCCCGGCGGCGACGGCTTCGACGTCCTGTGCCAGTGTTTCCTGCCGTCCGACAATCTGCCGGAACGGATCCGGCGCGATCGGGTGCCGTACGACCGCTGGGCCGCCGACGGCCATCTGATCCTGACGCCGGGTAACGTGATCGACTACGAGGCGATCCGCGCGACGCTGCGCCAGTGGGATGCCGCGTACGACATCGGCGCGATCGGCTTCGATCCGTGGAATGCGACCGACCTGGTCGAACGGCTGAAAGCGCAGGACGGGTACACGTGTCTGCCGGTGCGCCAGGGCTTCGCGGCGCTGTCGTCGCCGACGAAGGCGCTCGAGAAGGCCGTGCTCGGCCGGCAGCTGCGGCACGACGGCGATCCGGTGCTGCGCTGGAATGTCTCGAATGTCAGCGTGGAAGCGGACGCGGCCGGCAATCTGAAACCGTCGAAACGGCTCAGTACCGCCCGCATTGACGGCGTCGTCGCGCTGATTCTCGCGATCGACATGCTGGAGCGGCACGCGCCGACGCCGCCGCCGCACTATCAGATTTACACGTATGGGGGGCCGCCATGACGACGACGAACAAACCCGGCCGGCCGTCGGTGGACCCGACCGACCGGTCACCGTCGGTGTATCTGCACGTCACGCTGAACGCCGCGCTGTATGACAAGTGCTATGCCGCGGCGCAGCGCCTCCGGATGACGGTGCCGGAGCTCATTCGGGTCGCCGTCCGGCGCGAGATCACGCGGGAGCAGGACCGGTGAGCGACGTCGACGACGACGCGGCGGCGCTGGCGAACGTGGTCGACGAGCTCGTGGCGCTGCAGCGGGTGCAGGGCAATCTCACGATCGAACTGCCGGCGATCGCCGGCCTGCAACTGGGGAGCGTGCTGCAGCTGCTACGGCGGCGGGTGGCGCTGACGCCGGCGTCTGACACGCTGGCCGGCGCGCTGCTGCTGCTGGTGCGGGCGTATTTCGCGGACTGTCCGGCCGTCCTGGCCTACCTGGACGAACAGGATCCGGACGCGCACCGCCCGGGCACTTTCTCGACAAATACTCGACACTAGCGGCCGCGGTTCGCTAGCGTCAGTCGCCGTGCTGCACACCGATCGCACCGGCGACCTGGTCGACTTTGCCGTCAAGGCCGTCGACGACGATCAGCGCATCATCACCGGCATCGCGTCGACGCCGCGGCCGGACCGCATGGGCGACGTCATCGACCCGCTGGGCGCGACGTTCACCAACCCCGTCCCGCTGCTGCTCGGCCACGACAAGAACCTGCCGGTCGGTGAGGTGACCTTCGGGGCGCCCACGCCCGACGGCATTCCGTTCACGGCGATGTTGCCGCGCATTCCCGATCCCGGCCCGCTGCAGGAACGCGTCGATGGCGCCTGGCAGGCGATCAAGGCGCGGCTGCTCAAGGCCGTGTCGCCCGGGTATCGCGCGTTGCGGGAGGCGATCACGCCGAACGCCTTCGGGGGCTGCAATTTTCGGCGGACCGAATTCCTCGAGCTCTCGCTTGTCACCGTCCCGGCAAATGCCGATGCGACGATCACCACCTACAAAGCCGCGTCACCCTTGGACACGAACCCCATGACCACCATTCAGGAACAGATCACGCATTGGACGAGTGAACGCGCGCCGCTGGTGACGCGGATGACCGAGATGCTGTCGCCCGACAAGACGCTGGGCGAAGTCGAACAAAAGCAATACGACGAACTGGCCGAACGCGTGGCGGCCATTGACGCCCAGACCGATCGGTTGCGCGTGCTGGAAAAGGCGAACGTGGCGAAGGCGACGCCGCTGGCGCCCACGGTGCCCGGTCCGGCGAAAGCGTTCAGCTCGATTCGCGTGGCGCCCACCACGCCGCCGGGCACCGCGTGGATCCGCGCCCAGTGTGCGCGGATCGTGAAGAAGGGCAGCGATCACGAAGCGAGCCTGTACGCGGAGCAACGGTGGCCGGACATGCCGGAAGTCGCGCTGTACCTGAAGGCCGCCGTGGCCCCGGGCACCACGACGGCCGCAGGCTGGGCGCCGGAGCTCACGCAGCCGCGCATCGTCGAAGAATTCGTGGAACTCCTCCGGCCCGTGACGGCGATCGGGAAGATCGGCCTGTACAAGGTGCCGTTCAACACGAAGATTCCGACGCAAACCGGCGGCGGGACGTACGGCTGGGTTGGGGAACAGAAACCCAAACCGGTCACGAAACTGACGTTTAGTTCCGTGACCGTGCCGTATCACAAGACGGCCGGCATTGTCGTCATCACCGAAGAACTGGCGCGGCTCTCCTCGCCGTCGGCGGAAGACTTGGTACGTCGGGACATGATCGCGGGGATTACGACCTTCGTGGATGCCGCATTCATCGATCCGCCGAAGGCGGCCGTGGCGAACGTCTCTCCCGCGTCGATTACCAACGGCACGACGCCGATCACGTCGACCGGGCCGCTGGGGGATCTGGTCGCGATCGCCAATGCGATGGTCGCGGCGAACATGCCGATCCAGAACCTCACGTACATCATGTCGCCCAGTAACGCGTACGTGCTGTCGTTCCAAAAGAACGCCAACGGGATCCCGACGTTTCCGGATCTGTCGGCCAACGGCGGATCGGTGAACGGCATGAAAGTCGTCACGTCCGGGGCCGCCGGCACGAACGTCATCGGCCTGATCCCGGAACTCGTGCTGTATGCCGACGACGGCGGCATCACGGTCGATGTCAGCCGCGAAGCGTCGTTGCAGATGAGCGATGCGCCGATGGATCCGGCCGATGCCACCACCGTGTTCGTCTCGCTGTGGCAGAACAACTGCGTGGGGCTGCGTGCGGAGTGGTTCATTACCTGGCTGAAGGCGATCGCGGGGTGCTGCCGGTACGTCAGCGGCGCGACCTACACGGTCCCGGCCGGGCAGCTGCTCGAGGCGCCGGCGGCGACATCGAAGAAGGGCAACGGCGCGTAAGCGCATGAAGATCGCGATTGCCGGCTACGAGCTGCAGGTGACGAAAGTCCCTGCAGGCCTCGCGCCGGTCCCGGGTCGATCGCGGCTCGGCGGCTGGCCGACTGTGCGGGAACCGTACCCCGGCGGCTGGCAGCACAACGCGGATCTGCCCATCGACAGCGCGGTCCGCAATCCCACGATCTTCAGCTGCGCCACGCTGATCGCCGAAACGATCGGCAAGTGCCAGCTGCGCCTGGTCGAACAGGTCGAGCCGGACGTGTGGGTGCCGACGCAAAACCCGGCGTACTCGCCGGTGCTCCGGAAACCGAACCGCTACCAGACGATTCAGAAGTTCCTCGAGGCGTGGCTGTCGTCCAAGCTCCTGACGGGCAACGCCTTCATCCTGAAGCAACGCGATCAGCGCGGCGTCGTCGTCGCGCTCTATCCGCTGGATCCGGCGAAGGTGACGCCGCTCATCGCCCCGGACGGCGCGATCTATTACGAGTTGCAGCGGCACGAGCTCGCCGCCCTCACCGTCGAGCAGAGCGGCGCCGATCGGTTCGTCGTGCCGGCGCGCGAGATCATCCACGACCTGATGGTGCCGCTCTTTCATCCGCTGGTCGGTGTCAGTCCGGTCTACGCGTGCGCCACGGCGGCGCTGCAGGGGTTGTCGATCCAGGACAACTCCGCGGCCTTCTTTGCGAACGGCAGCCAGCCGTCGGGCGTGATTCTCGTGCCGAAGGAAATCAGCGAAGAGGACGCGAACGCGCTGGCGGCATCCTGGTATGCGAAGCACGGCGGCGCGAACGTCGGCAAGATCGCGATCCTGCCCGGCGGCATGACGTACGCCCCGGCCGGCGCGTCCGCCGTCGACTCGCAACTCGTCGAACAGCTGCGATGGACGACGGAAACGATCTGCGGCGTGTTCAAGGTGCCGGCGGCGCTGATCGATAGTTCGCACGCGGCGCCGTACGGCAACAGTGAACAGCTGGTGCAGCAGTACTACAGCCAATGCCTGCAGGCGCTGATGACCGCCATCGAGCTCTCGCTCGATGAGGGGTTAGAACTCGCGCGGCCGCTCGGCACCGAATTCAACGTGGACGACCTGTACTGGATGGACACGGCGACCCGGACGAAGGCGGCGGCCGATGCGATCGGATCGGCCACCCTCACCCCAAACGAGGCGCGGCGGAAGTACTTCGGCTATGGCCCTGTCGCCGGCGGCGATACGCCGTACATGCAGCAGCAGAACTTCAGCCTGGCGGCGCTGGCGGCCCGGGATCGGACGAATCCGCTGGCGATGCCTTCCGCCGCGGAGCCGCCGGCCGGGCCGCCCGCGGCGGACGACGCGGAGCGGGTGACGCCGTCATGACGGCGCTCGTCACGCTTGCGCAGGCGAAGGACCAGCTGTCGATCACGCACAGTGACCAGGACGTGTTCGTGCAGGACAAGCTGGACGAGGCGCACGCCCTGGTCCTGCAGTACTGCGACAAGGCGCCGCCCGAGGGCTGGGACGCGACAACGGTGCCGCTCGAGGTGCGCTCGGCGATCCTGGACGTGGTGACCGACCTGTACACCGATCGCGGCGACATGGACCGGCCGGCCAGCCGCACGCCGTCGCTGTGGGACGGCTTTCCGACGCCGGCCGTGCGCGGCAAATTGATCCGCTGGCATGCGCTGGTGGTGGCCTGACATGGCGCGCACGATGCCCATCGGCCGCCTGACCGAAAGCGTGACGTTCCTCTCGTCGACGCCGCCGGCGATCGCCGTGACCACGCTGACGGCGATCGGCACGGTGGCGTCCGGCACGACGGGCACGCCGCACGGCCTGACGTCCGGCGACTACGCCACGATCCGCGGTGCCGTGCCGCTCGGCTACAACACGATGACCGCGCGGGTCACCGTCACCAGCCCGACGCAGTTCTCGTATCCGGTGCCCGCGGGCCTGGCGTCGCCGGCGACCGGCACGATCACCGTGACGTTCACGTCCGACAGCCAGGGCGGCGGGCCGTCGGGGGATTACGTGGTCGGCCAGGCCTTCGCGTTCATCGAACCGCTGAACGCCGCCGAACGGTTGGCCGTGTCCACCGTGGCCGCCACCGTCAACTATCGCGCCGTCGTGCACTATCGGACCGGCCTGACGCCGCAGATGACGTTGCAGTGGACGCGCTACCAGGAAGCGGCGCCGCGGGTGCTGCAGGTGTTCGGGGTCTACCCGCATCCGGAGCCGGCGTATGCGCACCGGTTCCTGGTGCTCGAGTGCGGGGAGCTCGCCTGATGGCGAATTCCGCCCTGGTCGACGTCGCCGATGCGGTGTTCGCGATCCTGAACGTGCCCTCGCTCATCGCGCCGCCGCCGATCGGCGCCGGCGGCCGGCGCGTCGTCGATCAGCCGGTCATCGACGGCCCGCAGTCGTTCCCGTTCGTCTGGTACGAACTGGCCGCCGAACGGATGGTCGGGGCGCTCGGCGCCGGGCCGTGGCTGCTGGAAGTCGACATCCGGGTCCACGTGTTCAGCCAGGCGCCCGGCATGCAGGAAGCGCAGGCGATCGTCGCGGAAGCGATCCGGCTGCTGCGGGTGTCGCGCGGCGTGGTGACCGGCTGGTCGACGTGGTATCAGCCGCACGACGCCACGATTACGCTGCCGTTTGAACTGTTGAACGGCGTGCCGGTGCGCGAGCTCGTCGGCGAAGGCCGCTGGTACGTGGAAGAATCCGCATGACGCCCGACGAGCGCCCCGCGGATCCGGCCGATCGCCTGGTGGACGACACCGGGCAGCCGGTGCGCCGGGCACGCGATCTGCGCTGTCCGCGGTGCCAGGCGGTGCCGGCGACGCGCGTGGCCTCGAGCGGGTTTGGCCGGCCGCATGATGTCTGCGGCATGTGCGGCCACGACTTCGCGGAGGACACGGTCACGGGAAGGACGCCGTAATGCCGAAGGCCGGATCCGCCTCGTTTACGCTGCTGACGCTCGACGGCGTCAACCTGCTGGGCGCGAAAGTGACCGGCTTCAGCTGGGCGCTGCACGCGCTGCAGGAGGAGACGACCGGGCTGGGCGACAACTGGACCGAACAGACGCCGACCGGGCTGCGGCGCGCGACGGTGAGTCAGCAGGGCGCGTACTTCGATACGCAGTCGAACGGCCTGCACAGTGTCATGGCCGCGATGCCGCTGGCGGCGCGCACGCTGACCTGGTCGCCGGACGGCGCCACGCTCTTCAGTGCGAAGGGCACGATTACGACCGGCTACGACGTCCTGGCGCGCAACGCCGCGTTGACGAAAGCCAACGTCACGTATGAAGTGTCCGGGGCGCTCGACGCCGGTGGCGCGGTCGTGCAGCCGCCGCAGGACCAGACGGCCACGTGGACGAGTGCCACGGTTGATAGCGGCGCCGCGTCGACGCTCGGCGGTTCGGCGATCCAGACAGTGACGGCGAAGGCGGCCGGGATCACGGGGTTTGTCGGGGCGCTGCAACACTCGACGGACGGCGCGACGGGGTGGGCGGCGATCGCGACGTTCGCCAACGTGACGGCCGCGCCGAACCAGCAATCGGTGGTCGTGGCCGGCACCATCAATCGGTATCTGCGCTTTGTCGGCACCGTCACCGGCACCGGGACGATCCGCGTCGCGGCCGGCCTGTTCCGCACCTAACCGCGAAAGGACGCACCCCATGCCCGGGAAATACGGATCGGTCGACATCGTCATCAATTACGACGCGGCGCCCGGCGGCACGTTGAGCGATGTCACGCAACATTCGCGCGATTTCGGCGGCTGCAAGATTGAAAACCTCACGCAGGAAACGCAGTCGTTCGGCGATCCCTGGATCGAACGCACGCCGACCGGGGTGCGGCGCGTCCCGGCGATCGTCGTCAAGGGACTGTTCGACACGACGGCGGTCACCGGGCCGCATGTCGTGTTCATGGTGACGACGGCCGACTGCCAGCCGTCGGCGGCGACGCGCACGCTCGAGGTGACCTATGGCGACGGGAAGAAGTTCACGGTCGAAACGCGGCTGCAGGATTACGAAGTGCTGGCGAAAAATGCCGCGTTGACCGAATACGCGGCCACGCTCCTGCCGACGGGCGCCGGTGTCTGGACGTAGATGTCGATCTTTGCGTCGTACGTGACGCGGACGGTGCCGCTGCCGTTCGACGAACCGCACACGGTCACGATTCAGAAACTCAGCGGCCGGGACGTCGCGCGCGCCAAAGACAAGGCGCGCGAGGTGCGGTCTGTGTCGTCCCTGCAACTGGTGCAGGCGATGGGCGGCGCCGCGGTCGTGGCGGACGTCGCCGGCCTCGACCAGTCCAGCGCCGTCGCGGCGGAACTGGAGCGGCGCCGGGCGGATCCGGCGCAGGTCTACGATCGCCCGACGGTGCTCGAGAAAGGCGTCACGGCATGGACCTACACCGAACCGCTGACGCCCGACCGCCTGGCCGACCTGGACGAACAGGCGGCCGACTTCCTGTTCCACGCCATCCTGGATCTGACGCTGCCGAACGGCGACGCGGAAAAAAAAACCGGCTCCTGATGTTGCACCGGGCGCTCGATGACGACGGCCCGGCGCCGCTGGAGTACGTCATCGGCCGCATCTGTCAGGAATTCCACTGTCTGCCGTCGGCGGCGCTGCAGGAATGGCTGGACGTGCCGCACGGCTTCATCCCCGCGATCCTGGAATGTTTGGCGTACGCGCGGGCGAAGGCGACGTATGACGCCCGCGGCCAGCGGACGCACGATCCGCCGCTGACGGAGCTCGTCATCGCCAACGACTTCGCCCTGGTGCAAGAACGACGGCGGACGCGATGCTGACGATGACGCTCGACACGACGGCGTTCGAGGCGGGCCTGGTCGAGCTCAACGCCACGATGGCGCTCGAGACCAAGGCCGCGTCGGAAGTCACGGCCGCGGCGATCGTGCGGGAAGCGTCGGGCCGGGTCGCCCGGCGGACGGGCCAGCTGGCGGCCGGCATTCACTACGAACCATCGCGCGACGGCACGGGCTGGGTCGTCCTGGCCGTGCGAGCGGATCGGCCGAATGTCGGCTTCTGGCTGGAATTCGGCACGCGCTACATGACGGCGCGGCCGTTCCTGTACGTGTCGGCGGCCCTCGAGTCGCCCGGCCACGAACGCCGCATCGGCGACGCGGTCGAAACCTCGATTCAGCACACCGGGTTTGGAGGGTAAATGGCCGGCAGTAATCCCGGGATGGTCATCAAGGTCGCGGCCGACATCACCGAAGCGCAGATGGCGCTGGCGGAGGTGACCGAAGCGACCGGCCAGGTCGGCGCCGCGGCGGAAGAGACGAATACGTCCATGCTCGCGCTGGGCGTGGGCATCGGTGTCATGGCGGCCGAAGCGGCCGGGGCGCTGATCGGGCTGGCCGTCGACGCGGTGCAGGCGCTCAGTCATCAAGTCTGGGATCTCATCGATACGGCGCTCGAACTGACGGACCGCTGGAAGGACTTTAAAGACGCCGTGAGTGATTCGATCCGGGAGTCCGGCGTGCTGGAGGCGGGCATCGATGCGCTGGGCGCGGCGCTGCTCGAGGCGTTCGGCGGCACGCGCGCGGAGCTCATACGCACGATCGCCCGGTTGATCAATACCGGCACGATCGAAGCGTTGCGGCTGCTCGAGGCGTTGATCTGGC